ACGTGCGCATAGATCGGCGAGCCGACCTTGAGGGCGCCGACGATCCGGCGCGGATTGGCAGTCAGGAAGTACGTCACCGCCTGGTTGTGACAGGGCACGCCGCTGGTCTTGATGCCCGGCTGCGCCTCGAACGGTGCAGCCGGCACATAGCCCACCATCGTCGCGGCGAGCAGGTTGTAGTAATCGGCGGCGACGTTCTGATAGGCCTTGAAACCGACCGTGATCTCCTCATCGCCCGTGGTGCCGGTCGAGCGCAGGATCAGTTCGCGCTCAGGGATCGACGTGTCGAAGCGCAACGTCGTCCAGCCGGCGTTTTCTGCCAGCGCGCGCAGGACATCGAGCAATTGCAGATGGGCGTCCGGGCCTGCGCCCTTGACCACGGTGTCGATGGCGTAGGCCATCAGGCGCCTCCGATCCGCTGGCGCAGGAAACTGCCGTTGCGGTCGATCACGTTGAGGATGGTCTGCTCCAGCCCCCGGCTCTGCGCCATCGACTCGGCGAGCGCATCGGTGTTGATCGCATTGATCAGGCGCAGATTGAGTTGCGGGTTCAGACCCGAGGCTGCCCGCGCGAGGCCGCCTTCGGCGAAGTGCATGCGCGGCGGACGCGGCAACGACACGGCGGGCGGCGTGGCGCCCGCGAAGCGACGCGCGTGCCAGGCCTCCAGCGCGGGCATGCCGCGTCGGTTGAAGTCTTCGAGGAAGGGCAACGCGCCGGGCTGGCGCACGATGGCGGCGCGGGTGACGAACTCGAAATCCGACAGCCACGCCGGGATGCTGTCGGAGGTCGCCGTACCCGGACCGCGCACGTGGCCACCGCTGGCGTAGCCGCCCCCGCCATTGAAGGTGGCCTGCGCGATCAGTCCGGCGATGGTCGCGCCCTGGGCGATGGCGCCCGCGATGAAGGGGATGTTCTGCGGAAAACCGACCTTGCTCGCTTCGGCAACATTGTTGGCGAGCGCGAGCGCCGCCTGCGCGATGGCGAACGCCTTCGACAGCGCGAACAGGGCGCGGTAGGTCGCGCTCTGCTCGCCGCCGAAGGATTTGGCGATGTCGGCGAGCTGGCCGAAAGTCGCGGAGGCACCCGCGAGCAGCACCTGGGTCTGCGCCGATTGCAATTGCGCGAGCGCGGCTTGGTGCTGGCGCTCGATCGTCTCTTCCTGCGCATCCCACTGCGCGTTCAGATCGGCGCGCTGCGAACGGAACTGCGCGAGCAGCGCAAGCTGTTCGGCGTGCCAGGCTTCGAGCCGCGTGCGCGACTGTTCGATCTGCGCCAGATCGCTGCCGGTCTGACCGAGATCCGGTGTCGCACCGGGGACGCGGTCGAGCGCCGCATCGGGCTTGCGGAAACTCGTCTGCGCCACGCGCGCCATCGCCGCGTCGAACGCGGCCTTGGTCGCGATCCCATCGCGCAGCGCATCGTTCAGCAGCGTGACCTGCGCCCGCGCCTCTTCCAGCGCGACTTCGGCCGGCGTGCGCAGACTGGCGCGCAGCGTCTCGTAGGCGCGCGTGGTCTTCTCGAGTTCGGCCTTGCGCTCCCGCTCGATCTCCGCGGCGGCGCGCGCTTGGTCGAGGGCCTCGGCCTCGGCGACGAGTTGCGCTTTCAGCGCGGGCGCAATCGCCTTCAGCGCGCCCTGCGTGGTCTCGTAGCGGATCCGCGCGGCCTCGCCGGCTCGGGTCTGGCCGGTTTCGACCTCGCCGAGCAACGCGACCTCGCGGCGCAGGGACTCCAGTTCGCGTTCGGCCGCTTCACGTGCGCGATCGGCGTCGGTCGCTTTGGGCTTCGGGGCGCGCGGACCTTTGGGTGCCTTGAACTGCTCGTCGATCTGCCCGCGCCGCGTCTTCTCGAAGGCCGCAAGCGAGACGCCCTCGACCTGCGTGACACCGCCCGCGCGCAGCGCCGCGATATCGCGTTCAAGCTCGCGCAGCTGCTGCGCCTTGGCGACCGCACGATCCTGACCGAGCGCCGCCTGCGCGCGACCGAGGGCGTTGATCGCGTTGGTCTGCCTGGCCTGCGTCGCCGCCTGGGCATCGGCCTTCGCCTGTTCGGCATTGGCCTCGCGCTGCAGGGTCGCCTGCTCCTGCCGCAGCGCACGGATGCGTTGCTTCGTGTCGGCATCGACATCGGCGCTGGCCAGCACCGCATCGAGCGAGTTCAGGCCGCCGAGTTCCCGCCACTCGTTGCCGATCCGGTTCAGCTCGTCGGTGGTCTTCGACAACCGGAACGCGAGATCGTCGCGGCCGATGTTGCGGATCGTCTGCCAGACCCCGCCGATGACCTTGCCGAGCGCGATCCACGCGCGTTCGAGCGAACCGGCACGCGCATAGGCGTCCTGCACGCGCTGCTCGTGGACGCGCGCGAAGGTCTCGATGGCGAGGCGCGCGGCGTCCTGCGCACGGCCCTGCGCTTCGAGCGCACGCACATGCTGGTACACCTCGACCGAGAGGAAGCGGTACTGCTGGTTGAGTTCGAGCAGTTGTGCAGACGGTGCGCGCGCCAGCGCAATCACCTTCTGCGTCGTGTCCTCGATCGACGCGCCGGTCAGGGTCGAGAGATTGACCGCGGCGCCCGCGGCGAGTGCGAGTGTGTCCCCCGCGAGGGTGCCTGCGGCGGCCAGCGCGGTCAGCGCGGCCTCGGCGTTGCCGTACTCGCCGGTCGCGCCGCCAACACTGTCCTTCACCACGCGCAGTTGCCCGGCGGTGGTCGCGGCGGCGTTGCCGCTGGCGATCAGCGCGCGTTCGTAGGCCTGCGTCTCGCGGTAGCCAGACACCGCCGCGACAGCGACGGCGCCGATCGCGGCGGCGGTCAGGCCCAAGCCGATCACCATCGGCGAGAGCGCCCCCAGCAGAGCACGTGCGGCGGGGACGATGCCGCCGAAGGAGTCCTTCAGCTGGCCACCCTGCTGGATCGCGACCAGCCACGGCTTCTGACCGCCGGCCAGCGAGGTGAAGATGTCCGTGATCTGCGCCGGCAACTGGCGCATCGCCTGCCGGGTCTGGCCGACGGAGATCCCGTACTGGTCCACGGCGCGGCGACCGACATCGGTCGCCCGCGCGGCGGTGACGGTCGCGGTGGCGAGCCCGGTACGCGTCGTTGCCAGCCGCGCTTCCAGCGCGTCGGCGCGGCGGTTGATCTCCAGCATCCGCAGCGCGGCGTCGCGCTGCAGGGCCTGCGCCTGCCCGAGGGCTGCGGTGCGGTCGGCCGGCGTGCGCAGCTGCTCCGGCGTTGCTGCAGAGAACACCGCGGTGGACGCGGCGCGACGTTCGGCGATGCGCGCCTGCTCAACCGCCTGCTGGCGCAAGGCGGCGGCGTTGCGGGCCGCGGCATCGGCTTCCAGGCGCGTGCGTCGCTCGACCTCGGCGGTGATCGCGCGCTGCGCGGCGAGCACGGGCGCTGCCTGCGCATCGACGGTCACCGCCCGACCGGCCGCGCGCACCTGGCCCAGCGCACGATCGACCTGGACGAGCGCGTTCTGCAGCCGGCCGAGACTGGTCTCGGCCTGCGCGGAGTCGCCGCGGACCTTGAAGTTGAGGACGAAATCCTGATTCATGCGGACGCGTTCATGACGATGCTCGAATCACGGACGGCCGCGCAGGGACTTCACGCGCGCCTCGGCGGCCTCCCCGCCCCACACGGCGGTGGCCACGTCCTCGATGAAGTCCGCACGGCGGTGGCGATCGGCGCGTTCAAGCGCCTCGAACGCGGCGATCAACTGGCGCTCGGTGCGTCGTCCGAGCTGGTCGGGCGTGCCGTGTCCGGCGGCGGCGAGTCCGGCGAAGAGATCGCTCCAGCCGAGGCGCCGGTCGCGAGCCGCTGCGCCTCGCGCAATTGGGTCTCGCGCAGTTCCGCCAGCACCTCGCGCACGAAAAAAGCGGCGTTCACCGCGAACCAGGTCGCGAGGTACAGCTCCAGGTCGTCCGGCGGCAACGCTTCGAGCCAGGCGACCTCGACATCGCCCGCCTGCGCCGCGATCGCCGGGATCACCGCGCGGTGGCGACCGAACAGCCGGCGCACGTGCGCGTAACGCAGCGCGCCGTCGTCACTGGCGAGGATCAGATCGGCGATGAACGCCGCCGCGCGATCGGCCACGTCCAGGCCCTCGAAGAAGCCGTACTCGCGCAGCGTGATCGCGCGACCACCGAGGGTGAGCGTGCGATCCGGATGCAGGATCGCAAGGTCGTCCGCGGTGGCGGTGGCATCGGAGGCGGGAGCTGCGGGCAGTTTCGTGGCCATCACGCCACCTCCGGCAGATCGAGTCGCCCGAAGCCGCCGAGCAACGGATCGGCTGCGGCCTCGGCATCGAACAACACCGACGCGGTCAGCTCGAACTGACCGAACGACTCGTGGATCAGGCCGAGGTTGCTGACCGGATTGAATTGCACCCGGTACAGGCGCACCTGCACCGGCGCGTTGTCGATCGAGTTGATGCCGTCGAGGTACAGGAAGCGTTCCGGTGCCGGCGTGGTCAGCATCGCCACGCTGGTGCGCGCACCATAGCGGTAGGCCGCGCGCAGCGGCTGAGTGAACGCCGCGAGGTTCAACAGCTTGATCAGACCCGCGCGGATGCTCTCGATCCGGTAGTGGGTGTTCGCCACCAGCGTCGCGGGGGCGGCGTTGCCGTCGGTCAACACGAACTGGCTGATCGTGGTGTGGTCGAGCGCGATCACATCGTTCGCGGCGAGCCCCGCCGGAAACGCTTCGCCCGTCACCGTGCCGGCGGCGATCGTGGCTTTGCTCGCGTACAGGCCGAGCAGAAGATTGTCGATGTCGGCCCAGTTGATCGCGACGGTGAGTTCGGCCTCCTTGCCCTTCTGCAGCACGGCGGAGGTCAGGCGATTGCCCGAGTACGATTCCTTGCGCGTTTCCGTCTCGGTTTTGAGGGTCAGGTCGCACTTGGGGGCATCGCCGACCCAGCGCAGTGCGCCGGGCCGGCCGCCGGGCAAGCGGGTGCCCAGATAGAGTTTTCCCTGGAACGAAAAGTCCTGCATTACACGCTCCTGGCCGTCGTGTCGGCGGTCGGTTCGGGGGAGGAAAGATCGACCGCGACGCGGGCGCGGCGGTCTTGGCGCGACGGGACCGCGTCGGTCACCGCGTCGGCGACAGGCGCATCCGCGACGGGTGCGGTGGTCGACGCATCGGCGAGCGCGGGCGGCGGCCGGGTCAGGCCCCATGCCTCGAGCACGGCGGCATCGGCGTCGTTGACGCTGAGTTCGATGCCTTCCGGCGGCGGGTCGTAGGCGATGCCCTCGTGGGTGTGCGGGTGGTACAGGCGGATGGTTTTCATGTGCGTGGTGCGTTGGGGGAAACAGGGGTTGACGCCCCGGCGGCGAGCCGCTGTAGTCGTTCGGACGCGGCGGCGACCACGCCGCGGGCGTAGTCGACGAGGCGTTCGGGGCGACGGCCCTTGGCGAGCATTTGCGCGGCGGTGGCGCCGTACTCGGCGACCAGCGGCTGACGTTGCTTGCCGGCATACCGGCCTTGCTGCATCGGGCGCTTGGGGCCTTCTCGGCGGAAGACGTGTTCGTTGCCCGCGAGGCCCCGTCGGATGAAGGCGCGTTCGCGCAGGCTGCGTTTGCCGCGGAAGATCGCGGCGGTGACGCCACGCGCCGTCGGACGCGCCGCAAAATTCCGTAGGCCGATGCCGCGGAAGCGGCCGACCAGGCGCACGCCCTCATCGGTGACGCGCGATGACAGGTCTTGCGTGAGGCGGCGCGCGCCGATCTGGTACTCGGCCTGGATATCGCGGCGGGCCTGGACCGGCAGACGCCGGGACAAGGTGCCGATCGCGCGCGTGTGCAGGGTCGGCAGCCGCGAGGCCAGCACGCTCAGATTGCGGGAGGCGGACAGCAGGCCGTCGAGATCGGCGTGCAACGCGAACGCGCCGCCACCGCCCTGCGTGGAGGTCGTGGTCATGGGGAGGAATGGAAATTCAGTGGGAAACGGAACGTGTCCGCTTTCGGGAAGGGCCGGGGTGCGCTACAAGGGATCTCTCCCCCAGGCCAGGAACGAATGCATGCCGCCGACCAATCGCTTCATCGACGCGAAGCTCATCGAACACTCGCGGCAACTGCGATCCGAACTCGGAAAGGACGCGATTTTTTTCGGGATCACGGGGGTCCTGATCGGCTTGGTGCATCTGTCCGAATTCAGGATTCTTGGCGTCAACGTCGGCGGCGCCAGGCTCTCCGACGACCTCCTCGGCGACTACCTCTCGTTCACCGCGCTTGCATTTCAGATGCTCGGTTGCATGCTCATGGGAGGCTTGGTCGGATTGATGCGAAGCGTTGCGCCGTTGCGGCGGGCGCTTCTCGAACTCTATGACCATGTCCGACTGCGGCTGCTGCAGGTCGCCTCGCCGATGATCTGCATTTCGATCGGCATCGCGCTCACATCGACCACGCATTTCTTCAACACCGGTCGTGGCCACGGACTGGCGCTGGCCGTACTGCTGGTGGTGTTCGTCCTCTATGTGGTCATCGCCTATCTGGTGCCAACACTCCTCGATCCGCGCGCCGACTGGCCTGCCGTACGTGGACAACAGTGGGTCGTTCCCGTGCTGACCGTCGCGCTGTCGCTGGCCGGCTTGCTGTTTCTCATCGTTGCGATCCCCGCCCAGCATCGACACGAGGCGACCGGCGACGCGAACGCCTGGGATCAGACGCCCCGCCCGGACCGCCGATACCGCGTCCCGAACAGCACCTGCGCCGCCATCGCGGCGATGCCGTCCGGTCGGTCGAGCAGCACCGACTCCTGGAACTGCAGCGGCAATGCCAGCGGTGCCTGCGCGTAGCCATCCAGCGCATCCTCGATGTCGGCGATGGTCTCGACGATGCGCTGCTGCGCGTCGCCCTGTTTCACCGGCACCAGCGCCTCGACGACGAAGGTGAACCCACGTTCGCCGGCACTGCGCGCGTCGTCAGGAAACACGCTCGTCAGCGGATACAGCGTCAGGCGCGGCGCATCGCTCGGGTCGAATGCCCCCGGCTCCAGACGCACGTCGCGGCCGGCGTCGGTGCGGTAGTCGTTCGCTCGACGCACGGTGCGCAATCGCGTCTGCACCAGCTCCAGAATCGCCCACGGGATCGGCGTCTCACCCATGCAGCACCGTTTCGGTCACGAAGCCGTCGTCGACGACGATGCGCTCGATCCGGAACCGGCCGCCGGGCACGTGCAACACATCCCCCGCACGCGGCGTCCACTCGGTCTTGCGGAACTTCACGGTGGTGACGCGGGTGAAGCCCTGGCTGTAGTCGCCCAGTTCCGCCACGTTGTAGGTGATCACCACCCGCACGGGCACCGGTGGCCGACGGCCCCGGCGCACGATGGCCGGCTCGCCGAACACCGCGAACAGCGCATCGTGCGCGGCCTCGAAGGCCGGATCGAGCGGCGCGCTCACGCCAGATCCCGCGCGGCATAGCGCAGGTTCTCGGCGATCCGCCGCGTCCAGCCGCGACCGAACGCGGAGAAGCGGTCGTGTTCGGCATACAGGTCGAGCCGCAGCGCGAGCAGCCGCTCGATCAGCGAGGCCTCGTCGGCCACACGCAGGGCCGCCAGCGTCACCGGCCCGAGTTGGCCGTCGATCCGCACGCCGCCCAGCCGCTGCAGCCAGCGCACCGTGCGACCGACGCCGTGGTTCACGGCGGCGTCGAGCGCCTGGAACGCGAGCGCGGGCGGCAACGCATCGCCCTGCAGCGGTGTCCAAAAATCCCGCCGGTACAGCGCGATCGCCTCCGCCCGCGTGAGCCGGCGGATGTCGAGGGTCGGATAGGTGCGCTGGCTGATGCCCCAGCGCGTGCGTCCGCCCGCATCGCGCGGATCGTCGGCATCCCCGCCCTCGTGGATCAGCACGCGGTCGATCGCGCGGACAAAGCGCTCCTGTGCCGGCAGCGATGCTGCCGGCATTTCGGTGTCGGTCATCGTCGTGCCTCAGTTGATCGAGAGCTTGACCAGCACGCTGGGGCGCAGACACAGCGGCAGCGGGTTCGATTGGGTATGCATGTCGGTCCCGCGCTCGAACTTGCGCGGCTCCTGCTTGGCGTAGACCGGCTGGCCGAGCGTGTTGACGGTCTCGTTGAAGTCCGCCGGGGCGTTGTAGGTCGCGAAGCTGTTGATGGTGCCGATCGGGAAGGCGTGCGCCTCACCCGGCGCGATGAAGCGACGCACGTTGCCGTCAAGGTCGGACGCCTTGCCGCGGTACTCCTCGAACACCAGGCCGCCGAAGCTGAAGCCCTTGCGCACGTCGTTGATCAGCACCGCACCCTGCTGCCACTGCGCGTAGGCGGTCTTGACGTCCTTGTGCGAAGTGAGCGCGGCGAAGAACTCCTGCGAGCACAACACGCGCGCGCTGGTCATGAACTCGCCGAGCAGCCCCTCCTCGATCAGCGCGAGGGTCTCGATGCACTTCTGCTTGACGTCGGTGCCGTTGTTCGGATTGTCGATCTGGAACGCGACCGACTGCTGCGCGATCCGGAACTCCTCGAACAGGTCGTAGAGCACGCTGCCGTCCGAATCGAGGATCAGGCCCTTGAGTGCGCCCATGCGCAGGTGTTCGAGCGTGATCGCGTGCTTGTTGCGCATGGTCTCGAGTTTTTCGGCGACGACGCTGGCGATCGATTCGAGCTCGGTTTCCGAGCCGAAGGCACGCAGCCCCTGCACTTCGTTGGGCAGCACGACATCGTCGTGCGGGATGTGCGGCACGACGAACGAGCGCATGCGCCGCTTGCTGCGCGCCGCCAGCGTGCCCGGTGCGCCGAGCGGCTTGGTGGGCAGCAAGGTCAGGACACCGGCCCGCTCCTCGACCAGGATCTGGTTCTGGCGCACCGGCTTCTCCGGGAACAGGTCGAGTTCCTGCAGGCGCCCGTAGCGGTTGGGGATCAGGTTGATGGCGGCGGTGAGCGCGGCCATCGAGAACGCGGGGTTATTGAACGGATTCAGCATGGGTCGTGCTCTGCGGGAACTGACGGACGAGGACGCCGAGCGCCGCCAGCTGCGCGAGGGCGGCGGCGGTCTGTTCGGACGTGAGGGAGGTGGGCAGCACCAGCGCGCCGCCGAAGACCGTTGCATGGCGGGCGACGATCACGCTGCGACGACGTTCGGTCGCGGACGTGGTCACCGCTTCGATCAGGACGCCCGCGACGGTCTCCCGGCCATCGCTGGCGGTCGGATCGAGGGCGACGATCTCGCGGGTGGCGGTCACGCGACCGACGACGGCGCCGAGCGCGAGCGTCTGGCCGGCACCGATGACGACTTCGTCGCGGGAATACAGGTTCGGCGCTTCGTACTTGAGCAGATCGCCGAGGGTCATCGGTTCATGGAGAACGGGCATGGCTCAGGCTCCTTGCGGGTGGGTCACGGCGATGCGCCTGCGCACCGCATCGAGCACGGGGTTGGCGGCGGTGGCGGCATTCGCCGCGGTCGTCGCGCCAGGCGTGCCGGTGACCGTGAGGTGCGAGGCGATCTCGACCTGATCGGCGCGGGCCTGCAGCAGCACCTGTCGCACCTGCGCCGCGGTCATGCGTGCGGCGAGGAACTCGCCGGTGCGTTCGGGGCAGCCGGCGAGCAGGCACAGCTCGGCGATGGCGACGGCCTCTCCTTGCGGATCGGTGGAAAGCGGCGCGACGGACGCGGTCGGCGCCGGCAGCGCGGCGGGCGCGACCGTGGGCACGACGGCGGCCGGTGCGGGCGCGGTGGGCGCAGCAGGGGGCGTGGACGGCGCGGGCGCCGCCTCGGTGGGAACAGTCATCGAAATCTCCGTAGTCGTTGGAAGTGCAAGCCGCATCGGCGAAGCGAGCGGTGTTGGGGAACCTGGCGAACGCCCGCGCTCGCGAAGGGCGGTGGCGAAGTCGGCGAGGACGGCATCGAAAGGTGCGACCGCATCGGCCAGGCCCGCCGTCACCGCGTCCTCGCCGAAGAACAGCGCCGCTTCGGTCGCGCGCACGGCGGCGGTGTCGAGGCCGCGCATCGCGGCGACGTGATCGACGAACAGGGCGTACAGCCGATCGATCTCGGTTTGCAGGGCCTCGGTCGCCTGCGGCGTCAGCGGCGCGTGCGGAGTGGCGTCGTTCTTGTGCGCGCCGGCATAGAGCGCGGTCACGCTCAGGCCGTTCTGCGCGTTGCGCACCGACTGGTCGATGTGCAGCGCGATCACGCCGATGGAGCCGACGCCGCCGGTCTGCGCGAGGGTCACGCGCTGCGCAGCGGATGCGAGGGCGTAGGCGGCCGAGAACGCGCTGTCGCCGGCATGCGCCCAGATAGGTTTGATCGCAGTCGCCGCGCGGATATGGTCGGCCAGCTCGAACACCCCACCCGCCTCGCCACCGGGCGAGTCGATATCGAGCAGGATGCCGGCCACGTCCGGACTGGCGAGCGCCGCATCTAGGTCCGCCGCGATGCGCGCGTAGGAGGTCAGCCCCGACATCGCGTCGAGCCCGAGCGCGCGGCGCACCAGCGTGCCGTGGATCGGAATCACTGCGATGCCGGGCATCGTCGGCACGGGGTCCGACGCCATCGGCGCGGCCGTCGGCAGCACGAGCCCGATGGACGCCGTCTCGACCGACGCCAAGGCGATGCGCGGACCGAGCACGGCGAGGATCGTGTCGAGTTTGGCGCGCGCGATCAGCAGCGGCGTCCCGTACAGACGGGACGCCAGGTGGACGAGGGAGGTCATCAATTCGCCTGGGAAGGTGGAGCGGTGTTGGACGGGGTCGAACGACCCTCGTGACGGGGATCGGAGTCGAAGCGCAGGCCCAAGGCATCGGCGCGGGCGTTGTCGGCGGCGATCTCGTGGTCGATGTCCTCGGCGTCGTAGCCGAAGCTGGAGATCGCTTCCGAACGCGAGAGCAGGCCACCGCGGATCGCCGCGATCATCGCGTCGAACTCCTTCTTCGGATCGACCCACTGCCAGCCCTGCGCGATCCACTTCACCGCGAGGTACTGGCGTCGGCGCGCGACACCGCCGCGCGCGTAACCGGGCAGCGTCAACGCGCCTTCGAGCACGGCCTGCGTCATCCACGCGCGCCACAGCGGACGGCACAGCTGGTGGACAATCACGCCGTGCTGGATCGCCTCGCAGCGGCGCCGGAACTCCAGCAGGCCGGCGCGGATCGACGAGTAGTTCAGTTGCGACAGATCCCCGGTGAGCATCTCGTAAGTGATCCCCATCGCCGCCGCGACCGCGCGGAACTGCTGGCGCATGAACTCGGCGTAGCTCGATCCCACATCGGCCGGTTGCGAGAATTTCACGTCCTCACCGGGTTCCAGGAACTGCATCGTCCCCGGCTCCAGGCTCGCCATCGCCACGCCCTGCACGTCGGCCTCGTCCTCGCCGAGCAACGGGTCTTCCAGCCCTCCGCGGGTGATGAAGCCCGCGAACATCGCCGCGGTCTTCTTGCGCACCAGTTCCGCGTCGTCGTACTGGTCGAGTTCGTGCAGCTTCACCAGCGCCCGCGCCAGCCACGGCTCGCCGCGGATCTGGCCCGGCCGCAGCGGCCGGAACAGGTGCAGGACTTCATCGGCCGGCACCCGCACGGTGTCGAGGCCACCGTGCGCCGACATCGGCGCGAGCATCCCGTCGCCGGGATGGCTCTTGTGGAGGTGGTAAGCGACGCGCACACCGATGGCGTTGAACTCGATGCCGGCGCGGATCACGTTGCCGTTCGGCAGTTCGCGATTCAGCGTCGTCGGCAGGTGCTCGGGTTCGAGTAGTTGCAGCTGCAGGCCGACGCTGAGCCGATCCTCCGGCCGCCGGTAGCGCAGCCGCACCAGGCACTCGCCGCCTTCGAGCATCGCCCGGCAGGCGAGCGCCTGCAGGCCGTAGAAGTCGGTCAGGCCTGCCGCATCCGCCTCCTCACACCAGTCGCGCCACAGCGCCTGCACCGCCTCGCGCTGGGCGAGATCGTGCAGCATCGACTGCGGTTTGATGCCGGTGCCGATCGCGTTGGCGACGAAGGCCTCGACGCCGGTCGCCGCCCAGGCATTGCGACGGACGAGGTCGCGGCTCTTGGCGCGCAACTCGTCCTGCGCGAACGCGAGCGCCGCGACCGCACCGGGATTGCCGACCTGCCAGAAGCGGGCACGCCGTCCACCACCGACGCCGTCGTAGGTGGGCGACGCGCCGAACAGCCGGGCGCGCAACCGCGACCACCAACTCATGCGCTCAGGTCGCCTTGTCGGTGTTCACGACGACGCGACGGGGGCGACGCCTGGCGGTGCCCGTTGCGATCGCCTGCTCTTCGAGCCCGCGTCGAACGACGCCGATGGCGGCGATCAGGTCGTCGATGGAGCGGTACTCGACGGTGCGGTCCCCGAAGGTGACGCGCTGCTCGCCGGTCGCGAGCGCACGTTCGAGCGCCGCGAGTTGTTCGGGGGTGTAGGCCATGCGGCAGGTCTCAACGGTGGAGCCAGCGGCTCTTGACCACGCGCCGACGACTCGGGCGCGCGGATGTGGAAAGGCCACCGTCGCCGGTGGCCTCGTCTGTGGATGTCGTGATCGCCATCGGTGGCGGATCGGGCGCCTCCTGGATGCCGAGGGAGCGCTCCAGTTCGCGCCAGTGGCGATGCTCGAATCGGTCCAGTCCGGCCGCCGCCGCCGCGGCGCGCGCGTAGACGTAGCAATCGAGCGCCTCGTTGCGCTCGCGCAATTTCTGCCACTCGCGCACCGCATAGCCGTTGCGATCCCGCCGCGTGATCAACTGTTCCGCGCACAACTGCTGCAGAAACTCGGCGTCGATCTTCGGCAGGTGAATGAAGCCGGCCGGATACACCGGCGTCAGGCCATCGGCCGCCACATCGGCATGCAGGCGCAGATGCTGGTACAGCGCCTGCTTGGCGATGCCGACCACGACCGTGTAGAGCTTGATGCCCCGGCGCAGCTTCCTGCCGGCGACGGTGATGTCCACCGCCGTCGGCGTGCCGACCAGCGCCGCGCCGCGCGCTGCGCCCTTGACCGCCATCACTCGGCTGTCGCGGCACGCGCGCACGAAGGCGTAGACCTCCTGGGTCGCGAAGCCGGTGTCGATGGCGAAGCGCGCCAGCGGCAGTTGCGCCCCGCCCGCGTGTGTCCAGGTCTCGTCGAGCAGTGCGCGCAGTTGCGTCCACACGCCCTCGCGCGCGGTGTCGCCCATCAGCACCCGGTGTTCGATGAGCCACGCTTCCTTGCCGCGACCGAAGGCCCACACCGAGACCTCGATGCGATCCTTCTGCACATCGGCGCCACCCACCAGCAGCAGGCCACCGCGCGGCACCGTACCGATGCGGTAGTCCTCGCGCCGCTCCAGCAACTGCTGCCAGTCCGGCGCCTCGCCCTCCTCGACCCAGGTCTCGCCGAGTTCCGTGTTCTTGAACGTCTTGATCGCCGACGCCGACCCGGTGGTCTTGTCGGTCGCGCTCTCCCAGGCCGCGGCGATCTCGCGCCAGCTGCGCCAGCCCACCGGGCTGTACAGCGATGACAGGTGAAATCCAGCCGTCCGGCCGTTCCCCGGTGCCGTCGCGCGCCACTGCCCATGCTCAAGCATCCACGTCTTGTGGTGCTCGGCGATCGGCTGCTCGCAACCTTCGCAGATGTAGGCAGCGGTTTCAGGCTGGCCGCGCTCCCAGCGCAGCCGCTCGAACTTGAACCACTGCGCATGCGCGCAGTGCGGGCACGGCACGAAGTACCGACGCTGGTCCGACGCCTCATACTCGCGCTCGATGCTGCTGGCGCCCGCGATCGTCGGCGTCGAGACGATGAAAATCTTGCGCCGGGTGAAGGTGCGCGTGCGCGCCTCCGCCAGCGAGATCGCATCGCCCTCCCCTTCGACGTCGAGCGGATAACCATCCACTTCGTCGAGAAACAGGTACCGCACCGGCATCGAGCGCAGGCCGACCGCGCTGTTCGCGCCGGTCATCACCAGCACGCCGCCGCGGAACTCCTTCGCCAGAATCGTGTTGCCGGCATCGCGCGAACGCGCGGGTGCGATCAACGCGGCCAGCACCGGCGACTCCTCGATCAGCGGATCGATCCGCTGTTTGGAGTTGCGCTTGGCCATCTCCACCGTCGGCCAGACCGCCATCATCGGGCCGGGCGCGTGGTGGATCACGTAGCCGATCCAGCAACTGCCCGCTTCGGTACCGCCGATCTGCGCGCCCTTCATGAAGACCACGCGCTCGATCGGCGAGGCCGGCGAGAGGCAGTCCATGATCTCGCGCAGGTAGGGCGTGCGCGCCGTGCGCCAGCGCCCCGGTTCGGCCGCTGCCTTGCTGGACAGCATCCGGTGCTGGTCGGACCAGTCCGACACCGACAGCCACGGATCGGGGGTCAGGCCTTCCCGCCAGGCGCGCTCGATCTCGTGCGCGCCTTCGTAGTCGAGCATTCCTGAATCCTGTTGCGATGCGGCGTCGGCCGCGCTTGGCTTCTGCGGCGAACAGCGCGTACATGCCGTCCCCGGTCAGACGACCATCAAGGAACACCGCCATGCACGCCGCCCTGCACATCGACCCGCTGCACACCGATCTGTTGCTCATCCGGCAGCGCATCGAGTCGCTGTACGCGGCCTACCCCGACGACGAGGACTTCCAGAACGGCCTGAACTTCGCGGTCAGCGGCATCGAACAGGCGCTCGGCGCGGCCGGCGGCGAGCCCGACATGGCGATGCCTGCCGGCGACTCCCTCGACGGCATCGACAGTTCACTCGCCGAGTTGCACATCCGCCTCGACACGCGCAGCGACGAACAGAACGGCGATCCGTCCCAGCACGCGCGTCTTGCGATGGTCGACCACCTGCTCCAACAGGCCTGCGCCCTCCTCGTGGGCTAATCCACCTTCACCCGTACCTCGCCCAGTTCGGCGAGGTGCGTGCGGACCGCCGCCTCCAGCGCCAGATGCATCGCGTGCGGATCGACCGCCAGCGTCGCCGCCATCTGCGCCGACACCCGCGCCGGCCAGTTCAGCCATGCATCGCGCTCGTCGCGCGCCAGCTTGAAGACGTGCGCCACGACCTGCGAGCGTTCGACCAGTTCGCCCTTCAGGCGTGCCAGCCGAACCTTGTTCGTTTGCGCTTTCACCACCTCGTTGACCGTACGCGCCTGCAGCAGCGACGCACCGCCGGCCGGCAGCGCCGCCGCGCCCGCGTCTCGGCCCGTGTCGCGGCCCGTGTCGCGGCCCATCTCTGCCGCCTCCGGCACCACCACGCGCGGTGCGCGCGCCTGCGTGCCGCTGCGCGAGGGCGCGGAATTGCGCGCCCACTCCGCGTCGGCCTTCGCCGCATCGATGGTGCCGTCGGCCTCCGGTGTGACGCGCCCCGCACGAATGGCCTTATGGACCGCGGTGTCGGTGACGCCGCGATGGCGCGCATACGCGCGGATCGAAATTCCCATCCTAATGTTTGACCGATGACTTGACTTCATGCGCGCACAGCGCGCCAGGCGACGGCTTCCCGTCCGTTGGCTTAACGCGACGCGGATGCGCGAGATCGCGCTTGGCTTCGGTGCGGAACAGCGCGTTCATCCCATCGCGCCAACCACATCCAACACCACTCAGGAGCAACGAAATGAACACCGACACCGCCGTCAAGCCGATCACGCTGAGCGACAACCAGACCGCCGTGCTGACCCACGCCATCGATCACACGCAGGGCAAGATCGAATGGTTCCCCGATACCATCAAGGGCGGCGCGCAGAAGAAGGTCATCGAGGCCTTGTTCGTGCGCGCGATGATCATCGGCCACCACGGCGACTGGATCGTCACCGACGCCGCCTACGATGCGCTGGGCCGCGCGCGCCCCGCCGCGCAGGCCACCGCCGAAGCGGCGACGCCGTCCGGCGAGAACGCCACCAAGCCCGCACGGAAGACCGCGCGCAAGGCCGCGAAGCCGGCGCAGGACACCACCGCATCGGGCGACGGCGAAACGCCCGCACCGCGCACCCGCGAGAACAGCAAGCAGGCGCAGGTGATCGCGATGCTCAAGCGGCCCGAAGGCGCCACGATCCCGCAGATCTGCGAAGCGACCGGCTGGCAGGCGCACACGGTGCGCGGCACCTTCGCCGGGGCCTTCAAGAAGAAGCTCGGCCTGACCGTCACCTCCGACAAGGCCGAAGGCGGCGTGCGCGTGTACCGCATCGCCGAGGTCACGCCGACGGCGTGATGTCGCAGCCCAACGCAGCCCAACGCAATGCCGTGCCGAGGCGCGGCATTGCGCACCGACAATCGCCTGCGTGACGCATTTCCGCGCACCGGTTCGGATCACGCGTACCGCGCACGAAATCTTGAGAAAAAGAAGCGAAACATCGCGATGAACCGCTTGGCTTCGATGGCGAACAGCGCGTTCATGTCCGCACGCACACCACACGACAAACATCCCACCATGAACACGCACACGAACACCGCCATCCCCGCCACCGAAAACGAAAGCTGGGGTTTCTGGGGCACGATGCGCGGCTACGCGAGCGTCGCGTGGCCGCTGGCCATGACCGCCATCGCCGAGGCCACCGGCGAATCGCTCGATGCGGTGCGGGCCTTTCTCGACAGCAAAGCCGGACGGCACTTCGCCGATGAAGTCTGCGGCCATCAGTCCCACGGTCAGGCGCTGCCCGACGCGATTGCGAACACCGTCGCGGCATGGATGCGCATGACCATCAAGCGGCGCACCGCGATCGACTACGGCATCCCGCACGGGTTGCCTTACCTCACCGGCTTCGTGATGCACGCCGCGATCCACGACGAGACCCTCGAGCGCGATTGACAGCGCTTTGATGACCGAACCCTCACCCCCAACGCTGGAGTTTTCCGATGTCCTCTTCGATCGATTTCTATCTCAAGCAACTCGCGCCGCTGGTCGGCGGCACCATCACCGCGCTCGTCCGCAGCGGCGCCAGCGACGATCCGCTCGACGAAGAACTCTATGGCTTCGTCGTCAAGTGTCGCGACGGCAAGGAACGCACGCTCATCCTGCTCAGCGACGACGAGGGAAATGGCCCCGGCAGCTTCATGTTCAACGAAGACGCCTGACCGCGCCGGGATCGGGCCATGCCCGGTCCCGGTCCTCGAACGCCACCACGGAGCAGGCCATGCACGAATGGCAGATCCACGTCACCGGCGTCGGCTGTATCGGCACCGTCCACGAACGCAACGAAACCCTCGCGCGCTGCGCCGCGCTCAGCCGGTACGGCGAGGACGGGCCGCGCGCCAGCGCCGAGACGCGCAGCTCGAAGCGCATCTACGAGGACGACGAGTTCAGCGTCGCGAAGAGGTGAAACGCCAGCCGAACGACATCTGAGCGGGATCGGGCATTGCCCGGTCCCGTTTACTTATGCCGCGTCACCCTTCGCGCAGCGCACGGAGGACTTCCGCTGCGAGGATCGGGACGATCGCATTGCCGGCGGCGCGCAATCGAGGAATGCGCGCGGGAACCCCATGAGCCAGAAGACGAACTCCGGTGCGAGGGACCCGGCGGAGTTTGCCGTCGTGTCCGACGATCCACTCGACGTCGTCCCATGCGCCGCGCTCAGGTCCATCGCGATCCCGCGCAGCAGCGGTTCGTGCCTGCGCGTGCCGCTGCGCGAGGTCTGCCCGCCGTTCGCGCACGCGCTGGTCGGCGTCGGATACAGTCCCAGCGCGATCTGTCGGATCGCCACCAGTCCCGCCGAATTCCCCGCCCCGTTGTAGCCGTCCTTCGGCGGTGCGAGGCTCGTCGGCGTCGGCCACAGCGCCAGTGTCTGCGCCGCAAGATCCGGCGAGCGGTCGCGCTCGACTTCCCGGCGCGCGCCGGCCGGCGTGCGGATCGACTTGTCCGCCGAGGCCGTCGGCGTCGCCCACAATGCACGCACCGTCGCGTACACCTGACGCGGCAACAGATCCGTCCGCGATGCGCCATCCTTCCTCGGCGCCAGCGACATGCCCCACGAGTCCTTGTGATCGCGCGTCGTCGGTGTGAGCCACAAACCACAGTCGATCGCGTCGATGGGGCGCGTTGACGGCACAAGCCGGGAGTACGACCGCCCGGCAGGCGTAGTCGAGACTCGCCAGGTCAGCGAACACTCGATCGAGCCAATGCTGGCCAGCCGCCGCCGCAACCTGCTCTCCCACCAGCACAGCGGGCCGTCGGGCACGGACGAGCCGAAACACGTCGGGCCATAGATGCCGAGGATCGTGGGTCCCGCCACGCTTGCCGGCGAGCGAGAACGGCTGGCACGGGCACGAGGCGCTCCACAGTTCGACGTCGTCCGGCCAGCCGGCGAGCCGGGCGGCGTAGGCCCAGCCGCCGACGCCTGCGAACAGGTGGACTTGCCGGTGGCCCGCGAGGTCGTTCGGGTCGAGGTCACGGATGTCGCGTCCATCGACGCGCCCCGGCGCAATGAGGCCGGCGGCGATCTGGTTGTTGAGCCATGCGCAGAGGTAGGGTTCGATTTCGTTGTAGAAGGCCGGAGCGTCCAGTGCCGGGTTCATGCGAGCGCATCCGCCGCGTCGTCGAACGGCACGCCGTCGGCTTCACGCAGGGCGGATTCGCCGCTCCAGGTCTGCCAGCGACGCACGATCACATCGACGTATTTCGGATCGAGTTCCATCAACCGCGCGCGCCGGCCGCTCTTGTGCGCGGCGATCAGCGTCGTGCCCGATCCACCGAAGCTGTCGAGGACCACATCACCCGGTCGGCTGGAATTGCGGATGCACCGCTCCACCAACTCGACCGGCTTCATCGTCGGATGCAGATCGTTGCGCTGCGGCTTCTTGATCTGCCACACGTCGCCCTGGTCGCGATCGCCGCACCAGTGGCGCTGCGCGCCCTCCGGCCAGCCATAGAGAATCGGCTCGAACTGACGCTGGTAGTCGGCGCGTCCGAGGGTGAAGGTGTTCTTCGCCCAGATCACGAACGTCGACCAGTGACCGCCTGCGGCGCGAAACGCGGCCTGCAGCGTGTCGAGTTCGCCCGAGGACATGGCGATGTAGATCGCGCCGCGGCACTGCGCCACGATCGGCGTCAGCGCGGCGAGCAGGAAGTCGTGGAAGGCGGCGCCGAGATTGTCGTTGAGGATCGGACGCTGCGTGCCGCGCAACTTGTCCTTCGCACTGTTGGCGTAATCGACGTTGTAGGGCGGATCGATGAAGACCATGTCCGCGCGTTCGCCCGACAGAAGTCGCACGTAGCTCTCCGGATCGGTGGCGTCGCCGCACAGCACGCGGTGTTCGCCCAGCACCCACAGGTCGCCGGGGCGCGAGACCACCGCGACGGCTTCCTCGGGCACCTCGTCATCATCGACGTCACCGGCCTGGTCGGTCTCCTCGCCCGCCAGCAGTTCGGCGAGCGCGTCCGGATCGAAGCCGGTCAGGTCCAGATCGAAGCCGTCGGCCTGCAGCGCTTCCAGTTCGGTGCGCAGCATGGCGTCGTCCCACGCCGCGTTCTCGGCGATGCGGTTGTCCGCGATCACCAGCGCGCGACGCTGCGTTGGGGTCAGGTGATCGAGGACGACCACCGGCACCGCCTCCAGTCCGAGCTTGCGCGCGGCGGCCAGGCGGCCGTGGCCCGCGACAATGACGCCGTCGCCACCGACGAGGATAGGATTCGTGAACCCGAATTCGACGATGCTGGCTGCGATCTGCGCGACCTGGTCGTCCGAGTGCGTGCGAGCATTGCGCGCATACGGCAGCAGCCGCGCGAGCGGCCACTGCTCGATCTTGTCCGCGACCCAACTCATGCCGCCTCCGATGCGGTGTCGCGACGCTCAGCCGCGACCGCATCGAATCGTTGGCCGGTCGCTTCGAGCGTGATCGGGACGTCCGGCAGTTGCTGGCGAATGCGTTCGATGGCGATATCGACGTACTCCGCGGCGATCTCCACCGCGCGACAGCTACGGCCGGTGCGCTCGCAGGCGATCAGCGTGCTGCCGCTGCCCCCGAAGGGTTCGTACACGACTTCGCCCGCATCCGAATACGCCTCGATGACGAACACTGGCAGCGCGACCGGGAACACGGCCGGATGATCGATGTCCCGACCGAGCTTGCCCTTGTGGCGCATGATGCGAATCACCGAGTCCGGAATCCGCATGTCCTGTGTGGGCTGGTGTTCGTGCGACCACGCCAGCGCCCCGCCGTCCCGGCCGCGCAGCGCGGTGGACGAGCCATCGGCGCGCAGGTGGATGTCCTGCCCGGCGAACTTGCACGGCACGGTCTTGTTCGCCTTGCGGTTGTGGCGGTTGAAGTGGAAGACGAACTCGAAGCTGGGCGCGAGACGGCCGCGCCAGTCGCCCGGCAGACCCGGCCCCTGGTCCCAGACGTACCAGCCGAAGCGGCGCCATCCCCGCGCGCGCATCCACGCGATCCAGGCGTCCCAATACGGCTGCACTTCGTTGTCGTCGTGGACGAGGCCGAGGTTGACCAGCAGTTGGGCGTCGTCGCGCAATGCGCCGTCGGCGGCAGCGAACACCCCGCGCATCAGCGCATCCCAGTCGCCGATGCCGCTGGCGTAGTCGCGCTGCCGCGCATAGGGCGGCGAGGTGATGCACAGGTGCGCGGTCTCGCCACGCATCAGCGCCGCGACGACGGCGGGATCGCCAGCGTCACCGCAGATCAGTCGGTGCCTGCCGATGATCCAGACATCGCCTGCGCGGGACACCGGCGCGATCGTCGATACGGGTTCGTGGTCGTCGCCGTTGTCTTCCTCGCCGTTGTCGATCGCGTCCGCGTCGGCGCTTTTGTCGTTGGCCGCGTCCGCAGCACGCGATACAGGTTCCGGATCGCCGCCCGCCGCGTCGCCGTCTTCCACCAGGTCGAGCAGCCGCTCGATCTCGCTGGCGGTAAAACCGGTCATGTCCAGGTCGAAACCGACCTCGGCGAGGTCGGCCAGTTCCAGCACCAGCAGCGCCTCATCCCAACCGGCATCGAGGGCGATGCGGTTGTCGGCGATCACCAGCGCGCGCTTCTGCGCCGCGCTCAGGTGCGCCAGTTCGATCACCGGCACCTCGCGCATGCCGAGCCGGCGCGCGGCGAGCAGCCGGCCGTGGCCGGCGATCACGCCGTTCTCGCCGTCCACCAGGAGCGGCGAGGTCCAGCCGAATTCCACGATGCTCGCGGCGATCTGTGCGATCTGCGCATCGCTGTGCGTGCGCGGATTTTTCGCGTAAGGGATCAGCGCCTCGACCCGGCGGGTCTCGACGGTGAGGGCGTGGGGCATCGTGGACTCGGAAAAAGAAACCCACCGACCATCGCGCCCGGGAACAGGGGGGAACGCGGACGCAATGGCCGGTGGGTTGGAGAGAAGTGGGACATCGTCGTGGTGCACAAACGCGCATGGAGCGCGTTTGGACCGCCGCAGGCGGGTCGCGGAGCGACAGGCCCCAGGGATGGGGCCTGCAAACCGTGGGTTGCACCGCAAACCTGCAAACCCGCAAACCGGCGCAAACCTCGGTTTGCAGTCTGACGGTAGCGGGGTTCTGCGGCTCTGCCGCCCGCTCTAGCCGGGGCGCAGGGAGGACCCGTAGACCTTGTGGGTCTACTACTGACCTCGTGGGTCGCCATCGCGTCCGAAGCGTGCTGCTTCAGGACGCATGACCACCGTGGCACAAAAGATACCCTGCAATCGGGGATAGTGTTTCAGCGATTTTCGTGTGGTTTTACGATCCAACGCGCGCACTTGCGTTGCACTGCTTCACGTCGCGTCACGCTGCGCAATCGCGTCCACGATGCGCGGCGGCTGGCCGTTGAGCTGCACCACGATCAGCGTGAGCGCGTGCCGCCAGCGCCGCCACGCGGTGGGCTTGGAGCAGTGGTGCGCTGCGCAGATCGCGCGCCACGGCACGTAGCGGGCGCGTGCCCACACCAGCTTGCGCTGCTCCACGCTCAGCAATTGCAGCCACTGCGTGGTCTCGGCCAGGCGATCGACCGCCGCAGGTGTCGCCGGGAAGCGCAGCACGATCCGCTCGTCCGCGTAGCCCTCCCACGACTGGCGTGCGATCTCGGGCCACAGGCTGACGTAGCCGGCGACCCGCGCCGCGGGCAACCGGAACGACGTCGCCGCGGCTTCGTGGAAGCGGTGCTCGACCTCGTCGAATGTCCACACGGTCATGCCGAACGCTCCTGCGCGATGGCCCAGTGCAGCAGGGCGAGCGCGTCCGCTTCGTTGTCGTCGACCGGGGCATAGCCCCAGCCCCGCACCGCGGCGAGCATCGCGTCCTTGTTCGCGTTGCCCTTGCCGGTGGCGTGCCGTTTGATCGTACCCACGGGTACGCCCTGATACGGAATCGCATGCTGTTCGCACCAGGCGGAGAGCTGGCCGAGGAAGCCGCCATAGGCGTGCGCGGCGTCCGTGGACGCATGCCGGCGCACTTCCTCGAACGCGAGCTGGTGCAGTCCGCCCGAGAGCATCTGCAGTTCGTCCAGCCAACGCAGGAAGCGCAGGAAGCGCATGCCGCCGCCCTCGAAGCGTTGCGGCTTGAACGATTGGGTGCCACTCACGATGCGGCGATCGGGGGTGCGCAGTGCCCAGCCGGTGGTGGTGCCGAGGTCGAGCGCGAGAAGGGTCTTGATCATGGCGTGTGTTGTGCTGTGAAAACGTAGGGGCGAACGGCGCGGTGACGGAAGGTGACGACCTCCAGGAATATCCCTATACGTGCGTGTGCGCGCGTGTGTAGGCGTTAATCGGCAAGGTAGTCACCACACGTCACCATCCTCCCGTTCGGCTGGTTCCGAATGGTGGCGGGCATAGGGTTTGGGGCGCAGCGATATCCCTTTGATGGCGCGTTTTCCGCCATGCATCCGGGTGTGATTGAAGCCACGGGCGAGCAGCAATTCCGAGAAACGCTTGATCGAACCGACGAACTCGCCCGCACGCTCGGCCCATTCGCGCCAATCGCCGTACAACTCCGCCGTCCCTACACGCGCTTCCGCGTGCTGGAAGGTCCGCTCCTCGATCCACTGCCCCAGCGCATCCTCTGCCTCGAAATACTCCTCGGTCGCCGAGACCACGCTCGCGGGTGGCTGCAGGCCCGTGCGCTGCCACTGCAGGCACCCAGCCAATGCCCAGGCGAGAATGCCATCACGCTCGGCGAGCAGTTTCTCGGTCAGCTTGCTATCGCGGCGTTCGTGCGGAATCGTCACCGTGAACGGAATCAGGTGCAGACGTCGCTTCATCGCCTCGTCGACGTTGCGGATCGCCGGCTTGTGGTTGCCCGCGATGACGAGCTTGAATTGCGGCGTGTACTCGAAGAAGTCCTGGCGCATGAACCGTGCCGAGACCTTGTCGCCGCCCGTGATCGCCTTCACCTTCGACTCGTTCCAGCGCCGGCCCTGCTCGGTCTCGATCGAGGCGACGAAGCGCGCGCCGCGCAGTCCGGCCAGATCCGTGGGATGGCGGTCGCCGCGCGCCTCCATGAACGTGTCCATCGGCGCGTTGGCGGCGTAATCGCCGAGCATCGTCGAGAGCGCGTTCACGAACACCGACTTGCCGTTCGCACCGGTGCCGTAGAGGAAGAACAGGGCGTGCGCGCTGGTCGATCCGCTGAGGCAGTAGCCGGCCATCCGCTGCAGGTACGCCTGCAGATCGGCGTCGCCGCCGGTCACATCGCCGAGGAACGCCCGCCAACGTGGACACTCGCTGCGGGGCGTGGCCGTCGCCAGCCGGGTCTGCCGCGCGCCGCGATGATGTGCGGACATGCGCCCCGTGCGCAGATCGACGATCCCGCCGGGGGTGTTCAACGCCCACGGATCAGCGTCCCACTCTTCGGGGACGGCCACGTGCGTGGGTTCGCTGCGCGCGAACCGCTCGACGGCGGCGGTGGTCGCCGCACTGGCGAGCTTGTTTTGGTCGCTCGGCTTGTCCGCGCGCTGCGAGGCGTCCCGGCAGACGTGGCGCACCAGATTGAACACGCCGAGCGTGCGATCCTCGTTCCAGCGCTGCCCGGTCCAGACGAACCATTTGCCCCAGGCCGCGCAATAGCGCCAATCGTCGCCATGCCGGCGCGTGAACGCGGACGCGAGCCCGTCGTCGTTGCGCCAGTTCAATCCCGAGAAATCCACTGCGGGCGCCTGCGGCGCCACCGGCAGGCAGGCACCTGCGCGCAGGAAGCCGTCGATGTCGAAACCGTCGGTGATCGCGTCGGCCGCGTCCCACCCCTCCGGCGTGTCTTCGGGCGGATACAGGATGCGACAGGATCGCGCCCCCGCCTCAAGGATCGCGTGCGAAGCGGCATCGGCATAGTCCCAGCCCGGCTTGTCCCGGTCGGGCCAGATCACCACCGTCTTGCCGGCCAGCGGCGACCAGTCGGTCTTGTCGACAGGCGCGTTCGCCCCGTGCATTGCGGTGGTCGCGACGATGCCGACATCGATCAGCGCCTGCGCGCACTTCTCGCCTTCGACCAGGACCACGGTGTCCGCGGTCACGATGCCCGGCTGGTGATACAGCGGACGCGGCTCCGGCGGCGCCATCTTGCGACGCTTCGCATCCCACGGCCGGAATTCCTTCTTGCCGCCGGGCGGATCGTAGCGGTACACCACCGCGATCAGTTGGCCGTCGGCATCGAGGTAATCCCACTTCGCGGTCGCCGGGCCGAGGTCGTCCATCGGCGGGGTCTTTCTCGGCTTCGCGATCGGCGTTGCGGACGCGCGCCCCAGCAGACGCCCCGCCTCTTCCAGCACGCGCGGAAACTCGGCGTGTACGTCGATCCGGAAATGCGCCGCGATCAGGTCGAAGATGTCACCACCGTTGCCGTCGGCGCGGTCGGTCCACAACCCCGCCTTCTCACCCAACAGCACCACTTCGAGACTGTCGCCAGGACTGCCGAGCGCATCGCCGATGATGAACTTGCCGCGGCGCACCTTGCCGGCTGGGAACAGCATCGTCAGCACCGCCTCCAGGCGCGCGATCAGCTCGACGCGGATCGCCTCGCGCGAGTCGTCCTGCAAATGCGCGGGCGCGGCAGCCTGCGGGGCATCGTTGAAGTCCAAAGACGGATGCGTCACTGCGCGCGCTCCCCGCCAGCCGGCATCGCATCCGCACGCAGGCGCGCGATCCGCTCCACGGCCGCGACCGTCGTGGCGCTGGCAAACCAGCGCCTTGCCTGTTCTGTCCTGGCGCGATCAGCGGCTTCACGGCAAAGGCCGCGCACCCGGTCGAACACGGCAAGCGTGTCGTCCCGACGCCAGCCTTGATCGGTGCGAACGAACCAACTTCGCAAGCGCGCGCTGTAGCGGCAGTCGCTGCCGTGACGACGCACGAAGATCTCAGCGAGCCCTTCGCGACGGTGCCAGTTCACGCCGTTGAAATCCGTGGCGACCGGCGGAGGTGAGACGACGACGGTTGCGGCATTGGCCTGTTCAAGCCGCGGCGCGACGACGGCCGCGTGGCGATCGCGCCACTGCTCCAGTTCGCTCAACCGGAACCGGACCAGATGGCCGATGCGATAGTGCGGCACGCCGCGCGCGCGACGCTCGACCGCGTTGTTGAGCCACTGCATCGGAATGCGCAGCGCCTCGTGCGCGGCGCGCGCGGAGACCATCGACTCGGCGTGCGGTGGAAGGTGTCCGGGGATCATCGGGAACTCCAGCAGCGGTCCTGCCATGCGCAGAACCGGCACTCTAAATGGGTGGGATCGGAGAAGCTGCGCGGCAGCAGTTCGCCGGCATCGGTGGCGAGCACGATCTGCACCGCGCGATCGGACATGCGCTGCGCGAGTTGGCCGTCGAAGGGCACGCGCTCGGCGTAGACCTCCATCGTTTCGGCGTTGATCGCGGTGAACAGCGCCGGGTGGGCGTGCAGATCGAGATACGCCTGGTACATCGCGACCTGCGCGGCGTACACCGGCTTGGCGACGGCGAGCCGGTTTTTCTCCAGGTCGCGCCAGGCCTTGGCGCCGAGAAATTTGCACTCCCAGAGCGCCGGGTAGTCGTAGCCCTCGGGACCGGCGACGAAGACGCCGTCGACGTGACCACGTAATCGGCCATCGAGCGCGGAGAAGCCGAACTGCGTGCCGTCATCCTGGCGCGTGCGCAGATCGAAGCCGGCACCGCGCAGCCACGCGACCATGCTCTCCTCGAGCACGTGGCCACGCTCGAAGATGCGCAGCATGCGGCCATCGGTGTCGCGACCGGGATCGACCGGCGCGTCGGCGTACTCGTACTGCAGCGCACGCGAGCAGGCCACGCCGAGCCGCGATGCGCCGAGGTAGGTACGTTTGGGCTCGGCCGCGCGCGCCTGCTGCAGGCCGATGTCGATCAGGGCTTCGAGGCGTCCGGACTCGCTCGACGATGAGTTGAAATCCAGCATCGGTCGGCCTCAGAAGGGGATTTCGCTGTCTTCGAAATCGTCCAGCGGCGGCAGCCCGCGCAGCGCGCGCGACTGCTGGTGCTGCTGGCGTTCGTAGGCGTGGATCACCGCGTCGATGACGTGCAGCGCCTGGGTCTGCGAGTACTGCGCCAGCGGCACGGCGAAGCCGACCGCATCGGCGGCGTTGCCGAGCGCGAGCAGGCAGGCGCGCTGGGCATCGGGGGACAAGGGCAGAGTCACGGGAACAAGCTCCTCCAGCGCCGCCGGCTGGTGCCGGCGACGGGTGTCGTAGAGTTGGTGGAAGGCGTCCTGGCAGCGCGTCGAGCAGAATGCCCAGCGGTGCGGGTAACGCCGTGGATCGGCGGGCGGGTGTCTCAGGTCAAGGTGACCGAACCCACGCGCCGGTTGGCCGCAGGCCCAGCACCGCACGTGCGCGCCTTACTGCGCCCACGTCGGGCGTCCGGTCGGGGCCGCCGGCCCGGCGTGCGTCGTGGCCGGCGCGGCCACGCGGGCCGCCGCACCGGCCGCGGGCGGTGCGCCCGGTGGGTAGTCGGGCTGGCCGGGTTCCACCGCCTGTTTGATGATGTTCCGCAATTCGTCCCGGCCGTCGCGTTCGACATCGATCTTCGCGACGAAGGCGATGCCCTCCAGTTCGTGGAATCCCTGAATCCGACGCGCGGCGGCGGCCTGTGGGCTGTTGTCCTCCGGCCGCACGTTGCGCGCGGAGTTGAGGATGGCGCGCAGCAGGCTGCGGCCCATGCCCGCCCATGTCGGTCCCTTGCTGCTGTGCAGACCGATGTTCGACCAGAGCTTGCGCTTGGCGAACGGGCCTTCCAGCACCACGAACTCGCAGGCGAGGTAGATCGCGCCGGTCTCGTCGCTGCGCGTGGCCCAGCCGCCGGTCCAGCCCTGGCTCGGGTCGTTGTAGCCGCCGGGCTTGATCGTCATCCGCACCCAGGCGACGGTGCCCTTGGGAATGAGGTCGAAGCTCTGCTGCTGTTCGGCGTCGTTGAAATCGTTCCAGACGGTCATGGGGTCTCCTGCGCGGCGATGGCCGGCGCGTGCGAAGTAGTGGTCGTGGTCGCGGGGCGCGTGAAGTCGAGCCGTTCGAGCGCGGGACGCGCGCTGCCGGCGATCTTCTGCATCAGGCGGCCGAGGTGCGGCTCCTCAATCAGGTCGAGGCGACCGGAACGGTCCTTGGCCGGGTAGCCCCACGGATTGAGGGTGTGGCAGACGAAGGCGCGATAGGCCGGGCCGTCGTCGGCGGCGATCTCGGTCATTGTCACGACTTCATCGACGATGCCCGGCAGCTCGAGCCCGGTCTTGCTGCCATCGATCTGCAACTGCAGGATGCGGCGGCCGAAGTCGTCGATCTTCTCTTCGAGGATGCCGACGAACCACACACTCTTGCCGCGGGTGTGCTGCAGGTGCGTGAGCCACGCGATCATCTCCTGCCCCATGAGGCCATAGGCGCCGCGCATGTCCGGCTTGCCGGTCTTGTCCGAGTACGCCTGCGGCTGGCCCTTGCTCCACTGCAGGCACAGCCGGCCGGCGACGGTGATCGAGTCGACGAACAACGTGTGGTACTTCGCGAGCTGTGCAGGATCGCCGTAGCGCGCGCAGGCGGCGTCATAGTGCGCCTGGCTATAGGCCTGGTCGTCGCGCAGCGCCGGGTTCGGGCCGCCGATGAACACCGCCAGGTCGCGGCACTCGCTCCAGGTGCGCGGGCGCAGGCTGTCGCCGGCCCAGTCCTCGACTGCGAGATCGCCCGCCTCCAGATCGAGGAACAGGGTCGAGCCCGCGTCGAGCGTCCATAGCTGCGAAGTCTTGCCGATGCCGGATTTACCGATGAGCACGCCCTTCACGCCGCGGCGTTCGGACATGCGCTGGTCGGCGCCGATGATGGGAAGCGTCATCTCAGCCCTCCCCTGCCGGCGTCAGCCGGTACGTCGGCTTGCCGGGCTTGACGGTGCGGGCGGCCTCGAACTGCGAGCGCAGCGTCGACGGCCAGTTCTGGTAGCGCGATTCGGAAATGCTGTAGCTGACGTCGATGAATTCCTCGACGGACTCGCCTGCTGCTTCTATGCGTTTGGCGATCGTGGCCAGTTGCGCCTGGTCCCAGGTCACGCGCTTGGAGACGTCCACGCTCAGGCGCACCTCGCCGTCGGCGATATGGACGACGCCGAAGTCCTTGCCGCCATCGCTACGGACGGTGCGGATGCGGTCGCCATAGGTCTGCTCCAGCGCGGCATCGAAGCGCGCCTTGACCTGCTTGAGCCACTCGCCGGCCTGTTCGAGTTGCCGGGCGAGCAGAATCTTCTGTTGGGGGCAGAGCGCCGCCAGTTGGGCGACGGACAGTTCGGCGAGTTCCGCCGGCACGAGGGTGAGGTCGGTCATCGTCGTCGTCCTCACGCGAACGCGCGTTCGCCGGTGCCGCGGCGCAGCGCTTGGCGTTCGTAGGCCTCGACATCCTCGCGGCGGTAGCTGACGCGATTGCCGAGCTTCAGGTAGACGGGGCCGATCCCCATCCGGCGCCACTGCTGCAGCGTGCGGTGGGAGATGTCCCAGCGTCGGGCGAGCTGGTTCTCATCGAAGGCGCGGGCATCGTCGGAGACGCCTTGCGCGGAAGTGCGGTCTTGCATGTCGTGCTTCTCGTCGTGCTGCGGTAGCAGCGGGCGACACGCAGACTATGCATCGGACGGCTGGAAAGCAGGTGGAAAAGCGGTTGGAAAACGGACTTTTTATTTTCCAACCTCTAGGTAATTGATTTAAATAGACTTTCTGCCGCACATCGTGTCGCGAAGGCTTGCCCCTCACCGCGGACGGACGATAGGATCGGGGTATCAGGGGCTACGTCATGGAGTCCCCTCGCACTCACGAAGGAAGCGGTCATGGCCAGCGAAACTCCGATCCCCGTCTCGACAGGGAATGCGTTCGAGAAAGGATTGTTCTTCATCATCGAGCCGAGCTTCCGGGGCGGCGGCAGGATCCCGGGCTTGGAGATCGCCAATGAAGACAGACTGGCGCTTCCTGGGGCTCACACGGTGGAGCCACCCAACGGTGATCCGAATCAGTACCCGGAGCGTCCGCGTCTGATTCACATGCCCGAACAGGGCGGGCTGCCGCGCGATTTTGAAAATCTGTACGGCATCTGGATCGTCTCCGAGGCGTTGAAGTGCGTGTTCGAGTCGATCGACCCTACTGGATTCGTCTTCGTCGCTTGCGATTTCACGCTCTCTGACGGGACTCCCGGTCCCGCGCATTACTTCTGCAATGTCATGCGCACGCTGGACGCTCTCGACGAAGCTGCCTCCAGACTGAAGATCAAAGTCGGCGACTACGTCAACGGCAAGTACTACAGCCTCGCAGGCGGAGCGAGCCTGGTGTTCAAGAAAGAGATCATCGGCCCTGCGCATGTATTCAGAACGCCATTCTCGGACACCGTGTTCTGTGATCGCTCCCTTTACGATGCAGTGATCGCTGCGAATTTGAATGGCGTGGAATTTCTCGACGTCGCCACTTGCTGATCCCCGCTGCGCTTCCCGCAGTCTTTCGACAAGGAATTTGACGGATGGCCGAGACGCCAGTTTTTCAGGGGCATCATGTCATCGAGCAGGATGCATACAAACAAAGCCGACTGCTTCGGGAATTGTCGAAGCAAGAGTTGTTTGATCTGCATGCTCCCCGCAACCTGCTCAATCTGCCCGTCGATCGGGCGCTGGCAGAACAGCTTGATCTTTCTCCACATCCAGGTGGACCGCTCGGCGAGTATTCAAGGGGCGTCCGAGAGCAACTGGCGGAGCTAGAGCAAACTCCAGACGGTCGAGCGGCACTTCGAGGCGACCGCGCCGCTGCGGAGCGCGTAGCTACCAGAGTAGGCGAGCTGACCGATACGCTGAAAACCGGACTGGTCAACGGGGATCTGCATTCCAACACGCCACAGGGCATGACGCGCGAACAGGCGAATGCGCGCATTCGCGAATTCTTCGGCGACATCGATGGGTATCGACAAACTCACGCGACGCAGATCGCGGAGATCGGCAGGATGCCTGGACAGGAGGCGCGCTGGGCCGGCGTGACCCGATCCGAAGGCAACGTCGCTGCGACACTCGATGCCATCGAAGAACCGGGCATGAAGCCGATGGCTGGCGATCCAGCCGCAGGCCGACAGTCGCTCGGCACTGCAGTTGCGCAGGCGAACGAAGCGGGACGTTTGCCGCTGTCGGAACCGATGGAAGTCAGACTGCGCGCCACCTTCCCACAAGAGATGCCACCAACGCTGGTCCGCACGCCCACCATGCCGGAGGCGCGTGGACCACTGGTGGAAGGCGGTACGGTGCCGGACGTGGACGCGCCTCGCACAGGAGCGCCAAGTACGGGCCGGGCACTGCGTGTCGTCGGTGCGGCAGGTGTGGCTCTCATGGCCTACGATTTCGCCAGCACCGGGCATCGCGTCCTTGAATTGCGGGCGCAAGGCAACGACGCCGCCGCCGAAGCCGCTGGGACGCGCTTCGTCGGTCGCAATGCAGGCGGCCTGCTGGTCGGCTTCGGAGCGGGCTTCGCATACGGCGCCACCACCGGTTCCTGGACCGGCCCAGGTGCGCTGGTGTCAGGGGTGATCGGCGGCGGTGTTGGGGCTTATCTGGGCGAGAAATGGGCGGATCAGAAGCAACTCGAGCAGATCTATACCCAGACCGACGTCAATGGGAATGCGTGGACGCGAGACCCTGCGGATCCTCAAGGCGCGTGGTTGCGTACGGCGCGTGCGCCGAATGCGACAGGCGGGTTCGACGAAACACGCCTCGTCGCCGCCGGTCGTCTGGTCGACGAACTGAATTACAGATCCGCCAACGACTCCTATTCGCTGGGTCTCGCGAATCCTCCGGAGCCGAAAGCACCGTTTAGGCTGCCTGCGGAACCTGGTGTCGACTCGCCGCGAGCCCCGTTCGAGACCGGCCGAGACTATGTGCGTGATGCGCAATCCGGGAAATGGCAGATCGAGATCAGAGAGAACCTCGACGGCCGCATACCGCTTACCCGGCACGAACCGGTCAGTGATGAGCGTGCGATGGAGTTGGAGCGCCAGTCGGCGTTGATCATCGCCAACAATGCCGCCAACACACCTGCGGTGATCGCTGCGCGGTATCAGATCGCCCACGACCAGTTCGCCTGGGGAGAATTCGCATCGAAAGAACCAGTTCCGCCAGTCATCCGCAATTCGGCCGCGCAGACCGAGACCCTGCCGGCGTCAGACGGCAACACCTACACCCGCGGTGCCGACGGGGAGTGGACCAGGCCCGGAATGCTCTACGGCACCAATCAGGCATCGGGCAACCTCCGTGAGGAATTGA